GCAATCTGTTTTCTAAATGCCGTTTTTTCTACCGGGATATACCACTGCACACCCCCGTAAAACCGCGCAATAATTTCGTATATCCGCTCCGCATCGGCATCCCCAACCGCGTCAGCTAACACGCCGTAGATTTCTTGCCCAATGCGGGATTGGGTTCTTTTTTGTTGCGGTATGTATACCAGCTGCCCGCCGAACCAACTACTTAACGCTCGAAGCGCTCGCAGTGCCCGCTCTCTTTCTACCCCTCGTCCGGCAAGCACCCGCAGCATTTCCTGCATTAAGTTTTCCACCCATCTCCTCCTTATCGCATCATATTTCATTGCTCTGCACAGCATGATCCTTTAAGCGGTATACCGTCTGGATCATACCCTGCCTGTACCGCAATATCGCGAACGGCTAGAATGACTTTTTGTGCAGTCTTTACATCAAGCCATCGCAGGTAGGGAACACCGGTAATACGCTTGATAAAACGGTTGAGAGCCGCTTCCGTTTTTACCCGTGCGGAAAGCTCCCATAAGCCTTTGATGTAATCTATCTGCTCCGCCGTTGCCCGTCCGACTTCTTCCGCACGTGCAGCCATCTTTTTTACCTGAAAGCCTAAACGCTTAAACGCCTTGAGTACTGCTTCAAGTTCTGCGATGGACAGTTCCGTACTGCTCGTTTTACCGGTTGTCCCTGCAAGTAAGGCTCGGTATGCTTCTTCGTCCAAACCGACCTTTTGCCTACCGACGTGGATAAGTCTAATCAGCTGTCCTTTCTTGGTTTTATACGTTCCACTACTCATACTGTTCATGCTCCTTAAATTGCCGTTAAACACCAGATGCCCCGCCGGTAAAATACCGGCTGAAAGCGTTTAGCAGTACTGCTAAGCGGGGCATCTTGGATTATCCGATACTTTTCTCGATGCGCCCTTTCTGCGCTTGTGTAAGCGGAACCCTTTGCATTTGCTGTTCCATTGCAAAGCCTGCAAAAATAGGAACACTGCCGAGTTTTTTTTCTCGCACATACAAGGCAATCTCATCATAATTATCAAGTAAAACCGTAACCGCCTTCCTCTTTTCCGAATGCTCACTCTCTCTCATTTCGCGGGTAAGAAGGTAGCGGATAAGGTTAGGAACCCGATCAAAGCCTTCCACCCGTGCCCGCTTGTTCATTTCCTCATACAGCACGTCATCAATCGTAATGGTTACTTTTCTCCCACTCATGTTTTTTCTCTCCTATTCCGTTACAAAGAATTGACGATATCGGCATCGACAATTTGACCGCCTAGTTCTGCCGCAAGGTTCATTGCCCGCCGCATCCAGTTGTTAACCAAAAGCGGATAGGCAATACTGTAGACGAGCTGCTGACTGCGTGTTTGCCGCCTGAGCTTTAATGCAAGCGCTTCACAGCCTTCATCGGTGATGATACTCTTGCGCTCCCTTTTAAGACGAGCAAACTTTACATCAAGATAAGCGGCAATATCTTTTCCGCTTCCAAGAGGAGCCAGTTCCAGCACTTCCATACGCCGGATAACCTCGCGCGCTTCCCAGTTTTTTGCTTCATCGAGTTTACCCTTCATTTCTGGCTGCCCAATCAAAATAATTGCCAATAACTTTTTAAAGCCGTCTTCCAATTCCCAAAAGCGTTTTAAATATTTGAGCGTTTGAATATGCAGGTCGTGCGCTTCTTCAATCATGAGTACATGGCTCCAGCCTGCACGGCTTGAATTGGTCAGTATCCGCTCAATTTGCCGCGCCTTCCCTTCAAGCGTCCGCTTCGGCTTTTCTTCCGAGCAGTCCAGAATAATGGCATCGCAGATACTGGCTGCGGTAAGGCGCGACTTGTCGATAATGCGCGGGGTAATGACCCGCACCTTTTGCCCTTCCGTTTGCATCCGGTCTATGGCATACCGCCGTAAGGTTGTCTTACCGGAGCCGGACTCTCCAATAAGCGCAAGCATTCCGCCCGCCCGCGCAGTCTGATACAGATACTCCGCAATAAATCGGGTATCTTCGCTCATGTACACATCCGCCGCTTTTGTTACGTCTCCCGTAAACGGATCGGATACCACTTTAAATGCTTTCCTCGCCTGTAGTGTCAGCATCCCTCATCCTCCTTCTCGTTATGTTTAATCCATTAGCTTTTGAATGTCTTCCGGTTTTACGCCCATGCCGATCAGCAGCAAGGTACAATAGCCGATGATGTCGGCAACATCATTGATACGCGGAGTGTTTTCCGTATTTGCCATGATGCGCCCGATCTTATCGTCAAGCCGGATTAAAATAGAATTGACCGCATCGCCTTTATAAAAGACCCGCTTTGGCTGCAATGCGGAATCTCCATACTTTTGGTTTTTGTACAAAAGTAAGTCCCGCATTGCTTCCGTAATTTCGATGATGTTCTCTTGGGTTTCAGTGTGAGTATTCATTGAGTTACACCTTTAACAAATAGTTGTCTTGATTATCAAAAATACTTTTTTTTAATAATCTTATTTCCTCCTCAAGATTACAGGTTGTATCTTCAAGGTCTTCCAATTTTCTTTTAAAGAAATCTGCACCTTCAAATACTATAGGACGATTGTTTTCTGCAATCCACTCTATAATCTCTATAACCATAGGCTCTTCTATCAATTCGACTTTCAACCTCTCTTTTTCATCCGCATTTTTTCGTGCAATTATCTGTAAAGCATTCTCTTTTGTTTTGTGGAGCATATTAAAATCGTGTTCACTCATCGTGCGGACAATTGCAATTTTGTTATCATCTTTATGCCGCCAAACAAATACTTTCATTTATTTCCTCCTTAAAAAAAAGTTATCCGAGTTGCGCAAGTTCCTCGCCGTGCGCATACTCTGCCGCAAGCTCATCAATAGCTTGCGATGGTACATTGTTTTCATACTCCGCTTTCATCCGCTCAAGGAAACCGTCCGGCACATAGCCGAGCCGTGCTTTTATGCGCTTTGCCGCTTCCGCGCCGCTTATGAGAATGTCGTGCATCTGCACGGAATCGACGGTGATTTGCGTTCCTGTTTGTGAGCGGATAAAAAAGCTCTGTGCATCGATATGCGAATGAGCGGTAAACCCTGCTCCGCCGGTAATTTCAGTAAAGGGGCGATCCTTTGTGCCTTTCGCAAGTGCGCTAAGTTCCTTGCTTGTTTTTTCCCGATCGGTAAAGCCTGCTGCTTTGTAGTTGACCCCGGGTACGGGAGCGGTTATATCAAAACCGTTTTCGTCATACTCAATCGGTTCAACTTCATACGCAACGAGTTCGCCGTTATACTGAAAACTCACTCGCACTGTGGGCGTTGCAGAAACAAGCACCGGCTGTACATTGACCGTCTGCCCAACGGTAACGCCAAGCAGCCCTTGCAGACTATAGCGAAGCGATTCTTTTACGTGCGGATGTACAATGCTTACCGAAAGGTCTCCTGCAACACGGCGGCTTTGAATACCGGCGGTAAAAATCTGACGGCAGACAACCGGATCGGGCAGCTCCCGAAGTTGCTCCGGTAGGATGCGCTGCCACAGTTCCGTCCTGCTGCCGATTTTCTTACCGTGCCGCGTAATGCGCGTGTCTTGTCCTTCGATAAGGTTTGCGTTATACGCAGCGCACCAGCGCTCCGCAGCTTCATTGAGTGCCGCAAAGCTATGGACCGGCTCCAGCTTTAAGCGGCTTTCAAACTGTGTTTCAACGATATTGTTGCTGACTTCTACTTGTCCCTTTGCCCGCGGGTTTCCCGGAAGGTGCGGCTTTGTTTCTACTTTAAGCGCGGTAAGCGCTGCCGTTACCGCCCGCGCCGTGTTGCCCGTGCCGCAGTCCCAGATTAAAAGCTCCGGCAGTCCGTGGAACACGTAAAGCGGGTTTTGCTTTTGTCCCCACGCATACAGTAAAAAGTCGTACATATTTACCGCCGACTCGCCCATCGCCGCGTAATACCGTACACAGATGGAGCCGGATGTGTGGTCGGTGAGTACATACCGCCAGCACTTCAACTTACCTTCCCGCGGGTTCTTATTTTTGTACACCTCGTCAGCGTCGTAGAGTTTTTGTTCCCCGTTCGGAGCGAACCAGATAAGAC